GTAAATGTAATACAGATAATTAATTTAAAATCAATTTTAACAATTTTATTATGAACAATTTAAAATTATGAAAATCGTAGTTACGGAGGCAGGATTCGAACCTGCGATCTTTAGGTTATGAGCCTAACGAGTTTCCTCTTCTCCACTCCGCGATGTTAGCTCTTTGATAGAGCCTTTTAATATAAGCATTTAATCAATCCATTTTTACAGCGTGGATAATCTGTTGTTTCTATTAAGCTGCCGCACTTATTTTACCACAACAACAATCAGTCTCTTTATCAGGCTTATTACGTTCTTCAATATTAGTCTTAATATAATTAGCGACAGTATCATTTCTGAATGTTACAATCTCAGCTGCATCTTTACCTCTACTGAATGCAAAAACAATATCATCTTTCTTAACATTGAATACTTTGCCATTCATTGATATCTCCATATCTTCAAGAGCTACAAATGTATCACCCATTGACAACCATACAGAAGGGATTGTTGCAAGTTCAAATACTCCGTTATTTTCTGCAATGCTATAAATAGCACCTCTAACTTCAATAGCTTTCTTCATAATTACTTATTCTTACGTGTTACCCAATTCCACAATCTCTTAATAAGAGAAGCCTTCTTAATTACAACCTGTCCGTTCTTAACCTTAAGAGACTCACCTTCCTTAAGTTCTACAGCGCTAACCTTTGTAATGTTACAATCACCATTTGAGAAGTTAAGTGCTGTACCAGTGCTAAAAGCTTCATTCAAGAAGTTGTTAATAGCATCATTCTCTACAATATCACAATACTGTGCAAACATGTGCTTGTCAATTGGTGCGCCATTGTTAATGTTACCTTCTACTGTACAGATAACAACATCATCGTATGTCTCACATTTTGAGAGGTCGATGTTAAACTTTGCGTAATCTTTCTTTGTGTACTTCATTTTGTAGTATATTCTTTTTGTTTATTATCCTTATATCTTCGTTTGAGCTTAAACTTAAATAGCTTGTTAAAAAGTATGTCGCTTGTATCTTCTGACTTCATTATTTGTTCTGTCTATTTAAATACATGTTGACAAACTTTCTTTACAACATCCATGTCATATCCTGTTTCTTTAGATATTTCTCTGGAGATAGAATCTATATCTATCATTTGCAAACAGCTACTATGTCGTAGTAATGAACTAACTTACTGTCTTTAAGTAAATCAAAGTACTCGCCTCTCATGTTTCTAACAAGAACAATATCACCAACATTTATCTCGTATGGCATATTCTCTTTGTGCTCAAAAGAAAGCGGAGTCTTAATTACTACAGCTTTACGAAAATCGGATTCTACTTCTTTTACCTCAGTCTCAACCTTATCAAAGTCTACAGCTTCTACGCCGTTATCATCTTTCTTTGCAGGCTTTACATCGACTGGTTTACTAAACTCTTTCTTTACCTTAATCGGGTCCAACAGCTTAACTAAGAATGAGTCTGTGAAACTATACTCAATCTTATTAGCAATGCTTTCAGCAAGCTGTGACTGATCCATCAATTTGTTATCTTCCATTACTTCTTTAACTCTCTAAGATGGCTTAAAGCCTTAATCAAATTCTTTAAAACTGTGCCCTTCTCAACCTTCAAACAAGCTGGCTTGTCATCGAAGTCACGATCAAGATTATCAAGCTCCTCATTGTAACGATTGAGCATAATATCAATCTCGTCAAATACGTTTCTGAATGTATCGTTCTTCTTATAGTCAACTTCCTCAAGATAACCATTCTTAATCAACTCCTGTGCGTATACAGAATCAATCTTGAATATAGCACTAAATGAAAACTTAGAATCGCCAGACTCTGTCTTATCAACAGAACTATCACTGTCTGTAAATACGTAAGACTTACCGTCTTCTGTGAGAGTCAACTTATCTCCAATCTCGAGATTAAAGAATGGCTCGATTACTTTTAATTCTTTCATCATAGTCGTATATTTTTGTGAAATTCGATTGCGTAACGTAAGAGTAGCTTAATTTGGTTGCAAAATTGAAATATTTTTGTAATTTGCAACTTTTGGGTATATATATCCGTTATGGGGGATATAGGGGGTAGGGTGGGTGTGATATATAATATAAACTATATACAAACTATGAAGAATATAGATATATACGAAACAATATACGATGTAGATATAGCAGTATGTAACAAGAAATGTACTGATAAGGATATAATAAATAACTTCTTAACATCTGATGATAAAGAGATAACAGAAGAATATTTATCTGCAAGTCCTACTCTAAGTGCATATTCTTTTAGAGCTATAAATAAACATAATAGACATACTACATTTGTAGTAAGAATATTAAAAACATTTGGTAATACTAAGTTAGAAAAAGATACTGATTTAATAAACACTATAGCTCATGAGGCAATGCATATAGTATTAGATACGTTCGATAAGATGGGAGAGATAGTTAGTGTACATGTACAAGAACCTTATGCTTACTACATTGGATGGATATGTGAATGTATATATAAATCATACAAGAAATGAATACTATAGAACTAAATGCAATACTATACTACGCTGATTATTTATCACTTAGAACAATAAGTAAACCAGTTACAGATAATTGTAAGTATTACTTCATTCATAATACTCCTATAAACTCTGCATATATAGTAGATCTTACACCATTTTACGATGAAGATAATCTATTCTACAAACAAGCTAAAGAAGAGTATAATGAACTTAAGAATAAGTTTGGAGAAGCTGGAGTAATGTCATTCTTAGAGAATATATCTGATCTAAAAGCTTGTGGTACTGTAGGAGCTAAACAAATGCTTAAGTGCATACATAGATATAGTACAACAATAGATAGAAAGAAGGCTTTCTCTAGATATTATAGATGGCTTGATAAGTAGAAATACATACAATTTGTAGAAGACGAAAATGGCGAACAAATAGAACAAGAATGTTCAAGGTACGTAGCTCACTCTGAAAGAATGCGCGGAAAACAAATCATTTATCAGAGCCCTGAGATGGCTTGAAAAAGAACAAAGATATAGACTTAAAAATGGATTGTACAACAAAGGAAATGATGTTTAAAGACATAGTTGAAGGTATGTATAAAACATACGAGAAGAAGAATAAAGACTATGGAAATAGCTTTGACATACTATGTGATAAGTTTGGATTAGTAGCAGCGGCTATACCGTTAAACAATAAAGTTGAACGTATAAATAGCTTGATTAGAAACAACAAGAGCTACGTAAATGAATCTATAGAAGATTCTCTTTTAGACTTAGCCAACTACGCAATAATGACTTTAATTTATCTTAAGAACAATGGGGAAAATAAGTAAATATAGTAATCTATACAAAGATAACGTTTTGATAAGATCTGTAAACAGTAAGAGTATTTTAGAAAAGTATACTCTAAAGGAAGTACAAGATTTAGTAGATAAGCTTGGTACTGAAAAAGATGAGAATGGTCATATAAAAGATCAAGAAGGATTTAATAACGCATCATACATACTTATGCAAATGTACAATGATCCTAAGTATAATGATGAAAAAGAAAACTTTATAAAGGAATTAAATGACAGATTGCGAGTTAACAAAGAAGAAGTTGGTAGATCTCTTGAAGAGTTGGATAGAGGACTTCAACAAGGAGAGACAAATGGAGCCAATGATGATAGTAAGCTCAAAGGATTACAACTATCTGAAGAGTATGGGGATGGTAAAAAACGGTAGACTGATAACAAATTTGACACATTTAAAATCAACGGACAAGAAGTTACCATGTCTAAGACCGACGTTGAAAAAGACAAGGAGATGTCTAAAGGAGCATTCTTAAAGTCATACGATATAAATGACAATAAAGAAGAGTACGTAGAATACAAGGAGAATTAACTATGCCAAAGAAAGAAGTATAGAACTATTACCTAAAGTTCACAGATTACGTAGAAGTAATATATGCTGCATACAAGGAGCCTGAAAAAGACTGGGTTCCTTGTACAGATGAAGAAGCACAACAGATTGTTAAACTAAACGCTTAGGCGTACATGATATATAAACAAGCATATGAAGCTAATAGAAAACAAAATAGAAAAACTAGAGCAAAAGCATGATCTACTCGGTATCTACGAACAAATAGAGATAGCTGGTCGTACAGCATATAAGTCATTAGATAAGATAGAGTATGATGAGAATGGAAGGTCTAAGACGGCTAAAGCATTTGTAGACAAGATGATAGAGTTAGGACATGGTTCTCCTTTAGAGCATGGTACTGTATATCTTTTAATATCTGGTAAAGACAACATCATAAAGAATTATTATTACAATAAATATTCAACATGCAATCTATTGCCATACCCAGATAACGATGGTAGTCCAGTATGGGCCGTAACTACAAACTATAGAGTGATGATTGAAAACAACACGCTTGATGATTTACGTCGTATATGCGAACCTACAGAATATCATGAGAAGCGTACAACGTTTAGATTAACATGTGCAAGAGTACAAGCTGATTCATTTGTAAGACATAGAGTATTCTCATTCTTAATGGAGTCTACAAGATACTGTAACTACAGTAATGGTAAGTTTGATGGCGAGATAACAGTAGTAGAACCTACTAGATGGGATGATTTTAGTGCTATACAGCAGAATTTATTCTTTGGTGCATGGGATTATGCTAAGCATAATTATATGACACTAATTAAGACTGGTGTTAAGCCTGAAGATGCAAGAGATGTACTCCCATTACAGCTTAAAACAGAGCTTATAATGACAGGCACAGAGTCTCAGTGGGAACAATTCTTTAAGCTCAGAATATCAGAACACGCTCATCCTGATGCAAAGTATATAGCAGAACAAATAAAAGAACAACTATGAAAAAGATAATTAAAGCTCTAGCTCACTCATTTAATTGGGTGACAGAGAGTAATAGATTAAAGCATATCCAATATGGATTCTACGCTGGTCTATGTGGAACAATCTTTGCTGCAATTGGGGCAGGATTAGCAGCAGAGTATAAAGATAAGCAATACGGTAACGTATTTGACTGGCTTGATGTAACAGCAACTGTAGTAGGAGGCATGTTTGGACAAGCAGCACAGCTGTTGTTAATGTTAGGAATGTATAAAATATTTAAGTAATATAAACCCAGGGTGATTAAGTTCATTCTGGGTTTTATTTTGCCTATAAGGGAGAACCCTTTTCTTTCTTTATATATTTCTTTCTTTTAGGAGAGGGTTTAGCTAAGCTTATATAGTCTATATAAACTATATATACTTACTGTACCCTAATCTCTTTTCTTGCCTACTTCTTTTCTCTATCGGAACAGACATGTGACGATTGAGATCCTCTATTGGAGAGGACTTATGGCATATAAATCATAAATGAGCTCATATAAGCCTCTGTAAGCCCTTATAATTGCTCAGGTGGATAAGTTATCCAGAACATCTATTATAACGCGTCAGAGAGCCTGTAAATAGCCTTAAATCGAATGCAGTATATTTCTCTATAAAAAATATTTTTTATTTTATTTTTAAACTTGTATTGCGTGTATAAAGACCGAGAACTCCCCCCTGCCACTTCCCCGTGCTCGTTGCAGCATGGAAACACCCCCGCACCCTACCAAGAAGGCAAACTCGATTAATCATCGTATTCGCCATGATACAAGTAATCGCATTATGGAGTGTGTTTGTGCTTGCGGTAATCATTGCAGGTATAGCACTACTCAGAGCATCTCATGAATAACAGTAGTGGGATGCAGTGGTGATTAGGCTGTGTGATATTAGTGTTTTTCTACACGAGTATATACACCAGCCTACTCATCATAATAGATGACAATTAGATAAAAACAAGTATATGTTAGGAAAAACTGTATTCTATCTTCGTGTCCAGGATGCGAAGAATAGACGTTACTGGCACGACAGCCAGAACTATGATTCAATGGAAGAGTTATTTGCTGCATGCAAGAGCTGGTTGGAAGAACATCCATTCACTCCTGTGATCTTTGCAAAGAAGGTTATAGTAACCCCTGAGTAATCAGGGGTTATTATTCCTCTCAAGAAGCCATACTATAACACCACTGCGCTCGCTTCGCTCGCGACTGTTCGTTGCTACCCAAGTTGCCAAACGTAGCTAATCATAATATTCGCCAACAGCCATAGGAGGTTGTATGGTAGTACGTTACGACATAATAAACTACAAGATATGATTAAGCTTTGCGTATTTGTAGTTGTATGGTTGATCAACATATTGTTGACAGTAGAGACTATACGACTCATACTGTTGTCTATAATAGACCGCAGTAACCTGCCAATTACATTGGCTGTAGCTGTAGCATTGTACGTATTGATTACTACAAGTGCTAAGAGAGTTAACTCCTTGACTGATAACGCTAAGGAGGCATTAGGAATGGATTATTAAGGTGAGCTTAGCTCATCTTAGTAGCCCAAGTAGCCACACTTATCCTCCATATTCCCTAACCAAGTAGCCAAACATAGATTATTCATAGAACTCGCCAGCCAACACCGATAAGCTGTGCACTGAACTGATTTCGGTAACCCAATAAAATTGCAATTAAAATGGGAAATTTGATTAAAGGCTCTGAACTCGGAGCTTACAAGACAATCGCTATGTCTGTTGGCGTAGCATCAAAAGAGAATCGTAACGGCGTTAAATCACGCTTCCTGGTTCTCGTAGTTCGTGACGAAGACTCTGCAGCAGCAAAGTCTAAGCGAATCATCTTTTGGGATGAGGACGTACCTGGTTTGATTGATAAGATTAAGCCATTTACAGCTCCAAATCCTAACCCAGTCACAAAGGGTTTTGACGTAGATATGAACGCAATGAATGCTGCAGATAACGCTGCAGACTTCGCTGATTACCTACGCTTCCCAGGCATGATTGAAGAGCAATATGAGCTTGCTAAAGGCCCATGTTATGCTAACAATGCAGACGGAGAACGTATTCTCGATGCCGCAGGTAACCCTGTAGTACGCAGCACGATTTCTGTGCTCACACAGGTTAAATTCATTATGCCTGATGGCTCAATGAAGTACTTCAGCGGCATGGATCCTTACTCTACTGGAGCACGTATGGAATCACGTTTCTGGCGTGAGGCTGTGAATGCTGCAAGTACGCAGAGTGATGGTGTTGTAGGGGCTCCCGACATTCCTGAGAATCCTGCACCACAAGCAGCACCTCAGACTCCGTTCTAAGTTAATATATAGCCTTTCTCGTAAGAGAAGGGCTATATAGCTAACAACACAGAACTATTTTCCTGTCTGTTGCAGCACAACCAATATTCTCAAAATGGGAGAGTATATAAGCATATATAAGTGATTTCGATTATCATATATTGGACATATAAAGATTAAAACAATAAAGTTATGGAAAAAGTATCAAAAGTATTAAATTACATGATGGTATTCTTTGCTGGAGCATTGTCTGTGTACATAATGATTGGCTTGAATAAGAGTCATATCATCAGTGATTTAGAGTACGCAAACTACAAAACACTCGACTACAAAGAGAATTTGCTAAAAGCGTATTACAATTACTACAACAGTGCAGAAGCAATGTTTGATATACTTCAAATTGAAGATTCTCCTATTATTGAAACAGATGAGGGGTCAAAATATTTGAAGGCAAATCAAGTAGTAAAGTCTCTTCAAGACGAAGAGGCTAATTGCGATAAGTATTAACAGAAAGACTACCAGCTGTAAAGAGGTAGCAAAGAAAAAGACAAGATGGAGAGTCTCTGTACTTCAGTTCTAAACCCATCACTTTTGTTGTCAGCCCCTGTGTGAATAATAGTAGCACTTATAGGAACTGTCTGGAGTGCCTACGAAAGTAGGAATTATGCACATCAAATTAAATCCTTGTGCAAGGTAATATTATGAGTAACTTCTTGATTATAAAAAACTATTATGGCACAGAGTGCGCAATCAGGAAAGACAAGATTGATTCTGTAATAAAAAATACAGATGAAGACGATGTTGAGCAAGCAACCATCTGGATTGGAGAAAATCAATATGGTGCAGTGGAAAGCTTTGAAGATATAATGGCTAAACTGGATGAGTAATGGGACAAAGTAATTACGAAGAATTCTTGAAGGCAGCTGATGCAGCCGCAAGAAAGGTGCATAAGTCAAACGCTAAGCACCAAGTAGTTAATCATGTATGGAGTTCTGAAAAGAACAAATATGTGAAAGTTAAGCGTTATCGTGCAAAGTCAGCAATGACAAAACATGAAGAACGTGAGTTCTTTGGTCATCCATTCACATTCAAGAAGAATATTGTAGCCATCAATGATGGTAATACAACACTCTTGTTCGATAAGAACTGGCAGCTTTGTGATATTCTCCCAATGGAAGAAGGTGCAAAGGAGTTTCTCGATGAACATCGTGGTCAACCTTATGGATTGTTTGAACATGAATAGGTTTGAATACAAAGATTGCAAAATGCTTAAACGTATGGGATTTAACCACGATACGAGTAGTTATTTTGTAAAGGGAGTACGCGTTATTGGCGCTGTTCCATCAAATTGGAATAATAACGGTGACGATTACGTATCATTACCGAATGTTGCACAAGCTATTGTATTCTTATATAAGAAAAAAGGCATTTTTGTGAATTGTGATTTACACATTGGTAGTAATGGGAATATAGTTGGATTTAAAACAACTATAACCTATACAAAAAATGGGTTTATCACATACAAAAATAACTCATATGAGATTCATGAAACAATAGCTAACGCTTTGTGTGCTGGTGTGAAAAATGTTCTGGAAGCTTTAAATAAGCTTTAATATGATTAAGCAAAAGGTAACAGAATATACCTCTCATTTCTTAGTAGAAACAAGATTAACTTTTACTAAGAAAGAAGCAGAAGCTTTTTATTTAGATAAAAATCTAAAGAGAAAAATAAATGCTATAATTCATCGCTATAAGCGAGGAAACATGGAAAAGCGTAATTATTCTTCACTTGTGTATAGGCTTAAAGATATAAAAGATTTATCTTCAACATACATATGTGGTATAGTATTTCATGTTTATTATAACATTGTTTATCTTGATAGAAAGTATATCATCCTGAATAAGCAAAAAGCTTTTGCTGAAGAAATCAAAGAGAAAATCAAAGCAAGTATAGATGCTTAGTTCTATACAAAGTAATAAATTTTAAAACATTATCAAAATGAACATTTTAAAATTAACAGAAAGTGGAATCGTAGTGGTAACAAAGGTTGGAATTGGTGTAGCACTATCTGACAAAGTGACAAACAAAGGATCATATCACATTCGTGTAATTACAGAACAGTGTGATAAGATTGAAAGTTGTGAGATCTGTGATAACGACATGGATCCAGGCAGCAAGGATTACCCAAAGATGGTCAAGGTGACATCTGTTGCATTCAAAGAAGCTGATGCAAATTGTGTAAGTACATTTGCAAAGTCACAAGAGAATGTATTGACAGAGGTTTTGGAAGCAGAAGCTGCAAACCTTAAGATCGAGAGAGCATCTGAAGTCAACGATAAGGTATTTGAAGCGATGCTCGATACTTCATATGAATCTTCAGAAGATGAGGAAAACTAAGGTCCATATACAAAACCAACAGCATCAACAGCGGAAAGACAAATCCGCTGTAGATGAGGTTGGGAATAAGAGATTTAGGCTTTTCTTTAAGTCTGGAGGAGCAAGTATTCTTGTAGCTAAAGGATTAACAAAGAATGAGGTTTATATTCTAACTAAACAGTTTGAAAATAACCTCAAGAATTACGATTCTAAGCTCGAAGGAGTTTGGTTAAGCGTAAAATAAGCAAATGTAAGTGCTTGTCTTACATAAC